GAGGTGTGCGAAGATGTATAACAATGTGCGAAAGTATGCAGAGATGTGCTGTGACAGGGTGTCAAAGAGGGTGAGGAAGGGTAGCTGTACACTGTTGGTCACCCTGTCAATTTTTCCTTTGTTTATAAGGCTTTCCTTCTCTTATAGGTTAGTAGTGTAGTATATATATATATAAATATTAATAGATGAGTATAACGTATAAAACGATGGTTTATAGAGAGAACACTACAGGAAGTGTTTGGGAGCTGTACACTACCCTTGGTACACTGTTGTCATGAGTTTACTAAAATCAATACTGCTGAGAACCGATGACGAGGACTACGAAATTACCACTCACTTTGTGGTTGCTAACACTTTCATGGGAGTGGAGCGAAAGCTCAAAGGTAAGAACATAATAACAATAATCAAGACAGACGAGGGTGAGTTCATTGCCTTGGTCGAGGAGTAGACATGGCTGGACGACCTAGGAAACCGAAGGAACAAATCGTGAGTGCTCCGACTCAATTTGAGAAAGACAACGAGTTTGGTTTGACTGAGATGCAGTCGTCATTCGTGTGGCATTACACCGAAGGTGCTTGCAGCCAGACCGAAGCAGCTCGGAAAGCTGGCTTCGAGTTCCCAGCTGTCAGTGCCAACAAACTGCTCAGTGGTACGCATCACCCAAAGGTAGTCAAAGCCATCAGGATCAAACAGGATGAGCTGGCTGAGAAGTACGCCATCACACCACAGAAGACTGGCACAATGTTGTGGAAGATCATGGAGCAAGCGTATGAAAGTGGACAGCTTAACGCTGCGGTTTCTGCCATCAAGGAGCTCAATCAGTTGGGAGGATTGTCCATCAATCGCTCGCAGAACATCAACATCAACGCCAACCTTGACCGCATGAGTAAGGAAGATATTAAGGAGAGACTGGGCAAGTTGCTTGGAGCAGAAACCTCGGATTACTCACCGAAGGATAAGTGAATAGTTAACTAAGTAATGGAGTGCTCTTCCGCTGAGAGCTCAAAAATCCTGAGAAATTCATTTTTTTCCAAAAAGTCTAATAGAATCAATAGCTTACGAGTGTATGCTAACATGCAAATCTTTGCATGATTGTGCAAACTTGTGTTCAGAGGGCTAACACCTCTGCATTTCTGGTTCTCTCCAGCCCTCAAAGGAACCCTATGGACTGGGTTTTTAGGGTAGCCAGGATCATTTAATTTAGGCCGACACCCCAATATATATATATTGGTACAGGCGAGTGTTTATAATTAAGTTAGGTACACTGAATCACCAAAAAATCTCATTGCACTTTTAAAGTGCTATACTTTGCACACGACCACATTCGTGCTGAAAAAAAATTTTTCAAAAAAAAATATGAAAATTAATTACCAACAAAATGTAGGGCAACTTTTAGAATGAAAGATCAAATTAATATTTGTTTGCCGTTACAAATTTACTATTCAAAAAATAAAAAATTTATTTTAAATTTGAACAACTACAGAAACGCCTACTTCAGAATCCTGTCTATTGCAAAAAAAAATTACACCGAGGAGCTACTACCTGAGTTGCAAGACTTACCTGAATTCACCGAACCAGTGACCTTGACCTACACCTACTACGCCAAAACCAAAAGGCGTATCGACATAAGCAACCCTTGCTCAATCATAGACAAGTTTGCCTGTGACGCTTTGGTGAAAGCTGGAGTTCTGAAAGACGACAGCTTTGAACAGGTCAACCAAGTGATTTACAAATTTGGTGGTTTCGACAAAGAGAACCCCAGGTGCGAGCTGGTAGTGTCTACATAGACAACTTGGTTTACTAACACACGCTTGCACTGATACAATCGTTTCATGGCTGGAACCAGTAACACAGTAGACCATGCACTCCTCTAAACACGGTGTAACAGGCATGTCTTTGTCCAGCGAACAGGTGCAAGCGTTCATGGACTACCTGGTAGACGCAGCCCCAGTAAAGGCCAAAGTACACAAAGCTGGCAAGAAAAAGACCGACACTGCCGTTAGAGATGCTGATGTTTACCATATTGAGCATGAAGCCACAGAGTTGTACGACATCTTGCAAGAGGTTGCAAAGATGGTTAATCTCTACTTCAAGTACGATCTTACTGGCATCGAGAAAGCACAGATCATGCACTACAAAGCTCCTTCCAATGGCTACAACTACCACATCGACCTGGAGCCCCACACAAGCGAAACCTCTCGGAAGGTCAGCGTGTCCGTATTACTCAATGATGAATACGAAGGCGGTGAGATTTGCTTCAGAACCAGTGAAGAAGGAGCTTGCCAAAAGCCAAGTGTCGGCAACGTCATCGCTTTTAGTAGCTTTATACCGCACAAAGTGAATCCGATTACCTCTGGTGAACGCTATGCAGTCGTTGTTTGGTTTACTGGCCCTTGCTTTCGATGATAGAATCGTTCAATGAAATTTGCAGACAGAGCGGACATACCAACGGCTTGTTATCAAGGTTGGTTCTGGAACAGCGACAAACAGATTTTGGAAAGATGGAGTAACGCAACGGTTTAACACATGGCACTTAGGGATTTACTGGAACAACAGATACAGCAAAAGATGATGCAAGATCAGATCGACAGAGATGTGGCTGTACAGTTCACGCCATCTGCTGGTCAAGTAGCTAACGTAACAGGCATGTTAGCACCGGGAGCTGGCATCGCAGACGCAAAAGGTGAATACCCAGCCCTTCCGTCTTACGACCAACCAGTCACCGAAGCATTTTCTCAAGAACCTTATCCATCCATGTCAGAGAATTTGAAGCGTGGAGGCTTCGGAGGTTACTTCGATGCCAGCATGCAAGGACTGGGAGTCGCTGGCGATGCTCTCTACGCAGCTCCAGTTGTAGGTCCTGTCCTTGGAGCCACTATTGGTACTGGTATAAAAGGTATAGGAGCTTTGGGCACAGTAGCTAAAGCTGCCGTAACAAGCAGTAAAGCTGGTAAGGGTGGCAAAGGCATCACCGCACTAGATGAAACGAAAAGGATGTTACAAGCAGACATCGACACGTTTGCCAAAGACGATCTCGGCTTTACCTCTCCTACCATGGAAGCCTTGATCACGAAAGCACCAGCCAACCTGAAAGGCAAACAGATTACCGAATGGGCTAAATCTGAAGGTGCTCCCAACAAAGGCGTGAAGCCTAAAGAATTAGAGTTCCTTGGTTTGGATGAGTTCGTAGCCGCTAACCCCAACGCCAATGTCAGAGAAACCGTTGAAGGTATCAGTGGCAACAAAGTAAAAGTCAGCTCGAACATCAGAGGCGGTGGTGATGGACAGGTAATGGATTTTGATATTTCCACACCAACAGACGACCCACTGGATGGTTCTAAAGTGTATCAACACATGATAGATGACATTAACTATGAAATAAAAGATGGTGATTTGAATAAACTTCAATATTACGCAGACCGATATGCTGAACAAAGACTTTCCCCTAATGAAATAAAACCTGAAGATTCATTTAATTTTGCAGACCTTCAAAATAGAATTAATGAAAATCTTGAAAGCGGATTTAGCACCGAAACACTTGATGATGTCATTGATCAATTAGCAGAAGCCGATTACATGGAAAACCCCTACGAACTAATAAGACCAACAGGCACTACTGCTGGCGATGACACTTTTGCTTTTGGCAACGATGATGCTGGTTATTCGCTTTTTGTCGATGGTGAAAGAGTCCCCGACAATAACGACATAGCCTACAGCCGAACAGAAGCTCAGATACAGCTAAGAGATGCAATGGCAAACAAAGGTTACGACATGTTCAGATTGGATGCTGATAGCTTTGATGAAAGCATGGAATACCTAGAAGAAGGAACTAGATACAAACAATACATAGATAACAGTCTGCCCGGTGGTTCTAACTACCGAGAGGTGGTGTTTAACTGGGACAACGCTCCAGTCAGACACAACGTCTTGGATCACTTTGATGATGACAACCAAATAGCTCATGCACTCATCCGAGACAGGAAGCTCGCTGACGGCACCGACACACTACACGGTGACGAAATTCAGTCAGACATACACACCAAAGGTTCAAAGGAGGGTTATGACACACCTGAGAATAGAGATTTATACCAACGCAAAATAGAAGTTAAACAAAATAGAATTAGGAAACAGCTTGATGAAGAAATAAAGCCAATATTAGAAAATTACAAAACAAAAATTAACAACCCAAAAGTAACAGAAGAAATAGATGGATTTTATGACCGTATTTTTAATGTAAAAGGCAGATCAAAAGAATTGCAATTCCAAAGATTTATAGATTTTAGCAGAGATACTGTAGGTTTGAATATGCTTGAAGAAGAAAAATTGTTAAACTTAGCAGAAGAAGTTGCAGCTTTTGGTGTTCTTGAAGTCAAAGCCAACAACCTTGTACCCTACTACCCATACGAAGACGACTACTTCGACATGGCGTTAAAGAAAATGCTTTTACTGGCAATAGAAGAAGGCAAGCCAGCGATATCCGTCTCTGGTTCAGCACCCATAAAAGCAAGATACTCAGAAGAGTACGCCAAGTTCTACGAAAGCCTCTACGACAAAAAGATACCATCAGCCATGAAGAAGCTGTCGAACAAGTACGGTGGTGAGTTTGAAAAAGCTGGTAGGCTAGACGTTGAAGATACTCTTGGAGAAGGGTATCTTGCTAGATTACAAGAACGACTAGATGCAGACTTTCCAAAAAGCGTAGGTCCAGATCAAAAAGCTATTTATACTTTGAGCGATGAAACTCTTGAATCTCTTGAAGCCAACGTCATCCGCATCACCCCAGAGATGAAGGAGAAGATACTCAAGGAAGGCATCCAGTCTTTCGGTACTGG